GACCGTGATGGATACTGGTCTGCCAAGTTATACAACGTGTTTAACTGCGGTGACATGACAGGTTTGGATGACAAATTCTATCCAAAGATAGGTGACTATCACAACCCAGACCAGCCTGTTGCATGGGTTGACGCCAGCATAAAGAACACTGGCGTTAATCTAAACGAGGGTGACATGGCCTGCTATGTGCCTGCGATGGATAAAGTATTCATGCCCAAGTGGGAAGACTTCCGTTCTGGTATCGATTACTACAGCACCCTCATGCATGAGGTTGTGCATTGGACAGGTCACGAGCAACGCCTCGACCGCCTCGATATCAAGAACAAAAAAGGATATGCGTTTGAAGAACTGGTCGCCGAGATGGGCGCATCATTTCTGATGGCGCATTGTAATCTCGAGCCAACGGTTCGGGATGACCATGCTCAGTACATAGGTCACTGGTTGGAAGCACTATCCAACGACACCGATTATGTAATGAGCGCCGCGTCTAAGGCGCAACAAGCTGTCGACTTAATAGTCGGCATGATGGCAATCAATAATGATGGATTGGAGAAGGCAGCATCATGAATAATTTAGCCAAAGTAAATGACCCTGTTCTTAATAATAATCTGATACTTCAGCAGGTGCAGAAGTTGATGGATATGTTGAGCCCTGAAACCGAGACCGAGCAAAAGGCGAAATCAACTGAGCCTTTTGTGATGCGTGAAAAAGATAAAGCGTATGTTGGCAAGCTTTGGCATGCCAATAGTTATGGTTGGTGTACCTATGAGATGATGGCTTTGTTTATGGAGTGCGGTGTGCCAACAGTTATCAACCTGTTGAGCCGCGCTCGTAACGATGAAGGCTATATCGTTGAGTCTATACCTTATAAGGGGCGCGCCAAACTCTATCGTATTCGCGAATCTCATGACGATATTGTAGGAGTGGCGGTATGACCCATCAATTAGCGCAAATGCAGGGTGTCTTTGATGCCCTGCACTATGCGACCACTGGCAAAGAGATGGTCGTGAATGTAGAAAAGCTGGGCATGAGACTGGGTGAGCATCTATGGCCTGACCAGTTTGCTGAGATTGCTGAAGAAATGTTCGGCGCTGACACGCCAGCTTCCAACCACTGTATCAAAGCCGCCATGTCTATCTTTGAAATGAAGATGGAAGATGAGCATGAGGAGATGCGAGATGGATACGCAACCCAGCAATTCGCATAGAGTTTCCATTGATATGCCATGGCAAGAAGCAATGGAACGCATACTCAGGGCAGTGCAACGTGAATGTAACCGTCTTGATAATGATGCAGAACATTACCGTGATGCCGCTGAAATTGACCCTGACTTCAGCAATTCATTTGCGTATAAAAACGCAATCGCTGAGAAAGAAGCATTGCAAAATGCTTACGTCGTAATCACGAGGGGCTATTAAAAATCTTTAGTCGTCCAGATTAGTAATGATTTGGACGACTCTTCCTATCAACTTTAGCTGTGACACATTTAATAGTGACCCACCTTCAGCTAAGAATCTTCGTTTATCATCAGTAGATTTTACCAATATAATTTCGTCATCGTTGCGGGCTACAAATAACTGCCCTGCACTCGTGCGGTTATCTGATTTTGCAACAATAATTTGTGACGAATTCACCCCAAAGCTGGGGTAATCCTTGCTTAGTTCGTAAGCCCGAAGCTCACCTTTAACACCAAACACACTCATCACTCTGACAGGCTCATCCTTATTATTATACAACGTAACGATTGTAGATTGTGCATCTACAACCGAGTTAACACTCAGGTTAGGTATTGTGCCTGCAACAGTAGCGAGTTTTGCTATAGTCCCTGATGACGGCTGATGTTTTGATTGGTTAAGAAACCGTGTGATATTAGTTGGACTAGTGCCAGCTAAATTAGCCCATTTATAGGCAGACCATCCTTTGGTATCCATAACCTCACGCAACCATACTCGTATGGCTTTGCGCTCATAGCTTTCCATGATCTTATACACCCTAATGACGGCGGAGATAAAGTTCCGCAACTTGAAAGTTTTCTATTTAAGAGCAATGCACCGTATGCCCTAACCTTCGACCGTATTTTCTGGCGAAAGGAAGGAGGAGCAGTGGGGATGTTTTCCCAATGAGACGTACACATAACTGATATTCTCCAATCAATACACAGTAAAAAATCACACCGATTTCTTTTTGTGCGTTTTAATTGTACTGCATTTATGCATTAATGCAAGTATGAAAACATATTTACAGCAATTACAAGAGATATCGTCACCAACTGGACTGAACCTTATACAGTTTTTTAAGCAAGCTGGTGTGCCTACCTCTACTTATTACCGCGCGAGTCATGGTCAGGATATGCGTCTGTCAACTGCAATGAAGGTTGAAGATGCGATCACAACTTACACACTACAAAGAACCAAAGCCCAATACGACTAGCTGGCAACAGATAGTCACGTCATTGATAGCAATTCGCAAAGACAAAGACATGTCTCAAGAAGCACTCGCTCATGAGATAGGTTGCGCGTCATCACTTATACACAAATGGGAGCAATGCAAACGTGTGCCATCAGGCTTTATGTTTGCCTGTTGGATAGATGCACTGGAAGCGGAAATCAAAATCGAAATCAAAGAAACAACTTAAGGCAAGACATGCCACTTGCGAACACTGCAAGGTGACCACCGAGTGGTACACCAAGCTGATGAGTGGTTCTATATATTGTCTGGATTGTATGGAGTATTATGGATGGCAACATCTCAGCGCCGTAAAGGAAGCTACCATGAAAAGTGGTGGTGCAATTGGTTCAAAGAAAAAGGTTGTGCCGCGAAACGTCAGCCCCTCTCTGGGCAGTTGGGAGGAGAGTATAGCGGCGACATCAAAATTGAAAGCACAGTCGGAAGACTGGTAGCAGAATCCAAATATCAAGCTGAAGGAAGAGGCTTCAGCTTCCTTACAAAAATACACAACGAACAAGAGGCCGACATCTATCTGCTGAAGCAGAAGAAGGGTGCGTCATTTATTGTGCTGGAAGCGAACAGCAAGCTTGCTGAAAAGTTTGTGCGCTGGCTCGGTAAGGGGGTGTAAACCTAGCGAGCCAGCACACAATGCCGCGCGAGGTGCAGGAGATATGCGGCTTATAATATAAGTGCATTAATGCATTGTATTTGTCAACATCTCAGTGGTATAATTAAAAAATGCACTTCTTTGCAGGAGGAGAAATGTTCCATCATATTGCATGGGCAATGACAGCAGACACGCCAGATGCTTTAAGCAGATGGCTGTTAGTTGTGCTTGCCGACCATACAAATCAAGACGGAGTAAGCTGGCCTAGCATTGCCACATTGGCAAAGCGAACTGGCATGGGTACATCAACCGTCTGTCGTAAGCTGAATATGCTTGAACGTGCTGGCCTTATAACCAGAAACTCAGGCTATGAAGGCAAGAGTACCCGATACCATTTGGTTATACCAGAGAAAGACAAGGCTATCCCAGAGCGGGATAACCCTACCCCACAGCGGGAAACTAAACTACCAGTAAACAATAATACTCTCTCGCAGTTGCCGCCTGAAGATTGGCAACCAGCAGAAGAGGTTATTACATCCATCAACGACATCGCCTTTCGTGCAGGTAAGGAAGTCAACCATGACATTGAAGTCTTTAAATTCGTCAGCTATTGTCAAGCAAATAACAAGCAGTACAAAAACCTCACCGCCGCATACCGAAGCTGGTGCGCTCGAGTTATCTCAGGAAGTTTCACATCTAGCCCTAGCAAAAATGCTGGAGTCAAACGAGACGCCTTACAAGAGGACGCTCACGGTAGAAAATGGGGTGAGTACCTTAGTGCCGTTGCAAGCAAAGTACAGTAACGACCATGACATTGTTGGCTACCAGATAGATAAGTCAGCCAAGCTGGCAGACCTACAAGAAGCATATCGCAGAGTGCTTACAACTCTTGTGCCTATGCCAATAGATAAAATCAAAGAACGGTTAAGTGTGACAGCTATGATTATCACACTGCCAAAAGATTTCTCACCCAAAGTTCTGGCGATGAAGACAGAGATTCTTGCAGAGAAACTGCACGAATATCCAGCCGATATATTAATGCATACCTTTGATTATATCGAGAAGCACCACCGCTTCTGGCCTACCCTAGCGGAGTTCCATGAGCATTGCTCTTGGCAGGTTCGCCCCCGTAGACTGCTGAAAGAGGCACTGCATAAATGCATTGCTTCGCACAGATAACTGTGATAATATAGTTCAATATAGCACCATATTGTTGGAGATAGTAATGGAGCGTAAAGGTTACATCGGAGGCTCAGACCTCTATTCAATCATGCGAGGTGACTTGCATGACCTCTGGAAAATAAAAACTGGCAGAGCCATGCCTGATGATTTGGGCAATATGTTCAATGTTCAGCTTGGTGTGATGACAGAGAAGTTCAACATGGACTGGCTACAAAGAGACACGGGCTATCATGTTGAGAAGCTAGACCCACTTAACACACACACCAAAGTCATATCAGATGTGCCTTATCAAGCACGGCCTGATGGCATCGCATATGATGATGAAGGCGTGGCTATGATTGTGGAGTGCAAGCACACATCCAGCTTCAAGAAGATGTCAGATATTCTGGAGATGTATCTGCCGCAGGTACATTTATATATGCGTGTCACAGAATTAAAGCATGCAGTATTCTCTGTTATCTTTGGCAATCGCTGGGAACATTGTGTTGTAGATTACAACCATGAATTCTGGATGAAGGTATCAACAGAAGCCCATGCGTTCTGGCAATATGTTGTCGAAGACAAAGAGCCACCGCTTCTTGAGCCAGCCAAGATTGACTGGAGCGATGTCAAGATTGATGGGTTGATTTCTCGTGATGCAAGTCAAGACAATCAGTTTGTAAATTTAGCACACGATTTTGTGAATACTTCACAGCATTTGAAACAGCATGATGTTGTGAAAAAAGAATTACGTTCGATGATAAATGACAACGAGCGTGAGGTGTTCTGCGATTTGTTGAGCATCAAACGTGATAAGCGTGGAGCTTGTCGCATCTATGTAAATGAGGGTGCGGAATAAATCCCGCACCCCGCACCTATGATATGATTGGAGAATAATATCATGCCAAAAAATAACGTAGAAAAGCTGGAAACACCAGCAAAAACTACAGCGCCAACTAACTTTGACGAAGCCATGCTGGCTTTCCAGAAGCTATCCCTTGGTGCTGTGAAGTCAGGGAAGAACCCACACTTCCGCTCAACCTATGCAACTTTGGAAGCCGTAATTGATGCGGCCACTGAAGCTAACCAGTTTGGGTTGTACTTTACCCAGCCGCTAGACCTTATTGTTCTTGATGGTCATGTCGTGCAGGTAGTGAAAACCATTATAACCCATGCACCTTCTGGCGAGAAACGTGAGAGCCTCTGCCCTGTGCGTTCCAAAGATAACAACGACCCACAAAAAATGGGGTCGGGTATCACCTATGCCAAACGCTATGCATTGCAGTCTGCGTTTGGTCTGCCATCAGAAGATGACGATGGCAACAAGGCCGCTGAACCAGCAAAAGAAAAGCGGATTTCAACCACCCACCCAAAGGAGTTTTAATTGGAATACAGTGATATAGATAATGGTGCGGCGTTCCCCATCAAAGAAGAGCAAGCCTTAATACTGACAGGCAAGCTTAGTCGTGGCGGGGAAGCCAAACCTATCGCAATCGTTAAAGACACAGACCATCAAGGTAATGATGTATTGTGTGTATACGAGCGCGTTGGTGTTATGTATCAGGATAAAGATGCAAACGCTGATAACAAAAAGCCTGCTTACTCAGGGCCATGTGATCCTCAGCGACGCATTGCTGGCTGGTATCAGATGAAAGGCGACATGAAGTATTTGTCGTTCAAAGTTTCTGATAAACAGCAGAGACAGGAACAGGCGCAACCTCAACAGAGTAATGCTATTGATGATACAGCTATACCCTTTTGATGATGTGAGAAAACATTTTCAAGTGACTGACCGTATGTTTATGCGCGTGTTGAAAAACGCGAACGTGCCATACCTAAAGGTCGGTCACAAGAAATGGTTTACTCAAGGCCAGTTAAATACTTTGTATAAGGAGGTCACATGTTATCCCTCTACAGAC